TGAATAGTCTTTGTAGTTGGCGTCATCCATCCAGATGCTTGAGACTTGGTTAAACTTCTCTACGATACCTTTACCGAAAGAAGCAGACATCGACTCAAAGCTATTACCAGTATAAGTGGTATGCCACACTACACCGATTTTTGCTTTCTTAATCTGTTTGGCTAGATCGCTTTCAGCTGGAACCGCATACACAATGGTATTTGGATGAAAGGTAACATACTTGGAACCTTCTATGGTTTCCAACTTTAAGTCTGATTGTGTAAACATCAGGTCGCCCTGATAAACACCTTTCTTGATTCCCAACTTACTAAACTCTTGTAGGGCAACTTTAAACTTTGCTGCCAAATCGCCTTCGGTATCAGCGTCAATCTCAGCTACAGTTTTGTATATCTTTGGTTCTTTGTTGAAGACACCCTTCTTGGCGATAAAGAATTTTCCATCACGTGGGTCAATACCAGCAAAGATGGCTGGTGCGCCATCCCACTTTACAGTGGAAGTAACTTTAGACTTTGCGTTACTGGCAAGCATATCACGTAGGTCACGTAGAAACTTAATTGCTTGCTTTGTGCCAGAAACACCTTCATTGAAGATCAAGTCTTCGAGGTGTTCCATGTGAGTATTTTTATCCTCTTTAATAAAGCTCTTTAGTGATTTCATTTTATTGTTCTTATACTTCCATCAGGATTTGCGAAGAATGCTTCAAAGGTTACTTCTTCAAACTCAGTCTTCAGCCTTAAAAATTCTTTTAGGTTGCTCATCGAATCATCGAACAACCTAACCTTTGAATACTGTTTTGTATTTAGATAGTTGCGAATGATGATTGCTTTCTTGAACGCTGGTATAAACTCACCTTCAATGTTACCAGCACGTTCAACACGAACCTTGTCGATATCGAAACCATACTTGCGGAAGGTTGCTAGGAATTTATCTTTGTCGTCAAAGTTTGCTCTGGCAGTAATGATAACAACTTTGCTGTTAGGATTCTTTACAGAGTTGGCTAAGATTGCCTTAGCCTTTGCCAGCATTCTTTGAATCGGCTTGGACTCATGGTAGAATTTGTGAGCATCTCTAAACTCAGAGAAGTCAAAATCTTCACCAGCCTTCAACGTGTAGTTGTTGAATTCATTGTTGGTTAGTTTACGGATAACCTTACCGTCTTTCATTACAGCAATTTGGGCTGTCGTATGGAACAGAGTATCGTCAATATCAAATATCGTTAAGCTACCTGTTTTTGTTTCTTCTTTTATGTATTCACTAAACCTTTTCATACGACTATTATACCCTAGTTCTTATTATTTGTAAAGTTGTATTTTCGCAACGTTGTTTTTTTGCAACGGACTCAGTACCCTCTGTATATAAGGACTTTAGCCCTTAATTTTGACGATAGGGGTTGGCGTCTTACTCATAGTGAATCCCATACGGTTATTTGTTGGGTAAGGCGCACTGCTCGGAGATCCGAATTTAAACTCAGCATCAGAGAATGCTTTGACGCTGTAGTAAATCGATGTTCCCTTCAAGTCCATATACACCTGTTGAATGTTTAGCGTATTGGCAGTCATGTTCAATAATGTCTGAGCATGATTAGTTGAAGTGTTTAACCACTTCACCATCTCAGCTGTGATTGGATAGTGAAGCAAACCGTAACGAACACGATCATATCCCTTACCCATAATGCGTTTGGAAACCTCTACGTTGATTGTGCTAGTATACCCAGTTGCATCATAAAACTCTTTGGTATACTTACGTAAATTTTCGTATGTTCCCATGTTAACTACAGCAGTTTCCATCTGTGCCTGTGTAGGAATACCAGTAGTATAGCCAGTCTTAAGATCTTTATGTTTTAATAGTTTAGTTAGCGCTAACCAACCAGCACTGTTTAGATACTGAGCTGCTTTAAGTGGTCCAAAATATAAACCATTTTTTTCTTCAGTTGAAAGGTGGTAGATGACCCATGATGGCTTGGCTAATTTGATATCAAGGTTTGTTGATGTTGTAATCAATTCTTCAATCACTGGCATTAGAGAAGTGATTGAGGGTTTACCACCTTGTCCAGCCTTTGCTGAAAACTTTTCGTCTAACCCTTGCTTTGTTACAAGGATGTAGTCAATTAACTTCTCATTACCAACAGGAAACTTAACTGCTTTATATTTGGTGGCATGAGTCTGAAGCAACCATGCTGCTCCAGTTATCTCACCGAAGTCTTTTAGAATGATGTTGTAATCTTCTTTACTAAGAGTTCCAGGATTCGTTGGAAAGGTGTTGTTACCTTTAATTGCCTGGTCATAAAGATACTCGCATGCGGATACCACTGCTGGAGATAATCCCATAGTCTTTAGTGTACTCTTTACCTTAGTATTTAAAGAAGTAAGCGTAACTTCGTTCCCATCTGCTATTCCAAAAGCAGTGGGTATTAGCTGTTTATTTTTAACCTGACCAGACATAAAAACTCCTAATAATTAATAGTTTACTATTTAGGAAGTTTTGCTACACGATGGTATTTTCTATCCCACTTTAGAATGTGCTGGGTTAGTTTGGGAAGAGCCTCATTACCACGGAAGTTGTTGTCGAATGCTTTGAGAATCATACCAAAAGTGCGAGAGTCTCGTTTAGTCTTGCAACGTGCAACTAACTCGGTAACTGGTATGTTTGGTCGATTGGTGTAGTACTCAATCAGAATACAATGTGCGTATGCCTGAATCTCGTCATAGTCGCTAAAGTACTTACGAGTCTCGTTCTTCTTTACGGACTTGGTTTTCTTGTGGGGTAAGTAATACCCATTGTAATCTTCAGAACGTCTCTCGTATTGCATAAAGTGAATCATCTCATGCATGAGAGTCTGAATGAAACGAAACTTGAACGCATCCCATGAACGTGGGGTGAACTCATGTTTGTTGAAATTATTGGAGTGTATTTCTATGGTTGATTGTCGGGTTTCTGGCTCGTAGAGACCACCGACTGCTACATACTCAGCGTAGAATTTAGCTTGGGAAAGAGGAGGGAGAAACGCTACTTTGGTTCTCCATTTACGGCAGTAGTTCATTAGACCAATTGAATCGTTGCGATAATTGTCTAGATCTTTCCATACTTTTGATGGAATGAGTTTAGCCCTAAATGGACGCTCACGGAAATTGAGCAGTTCCATCCAGTCGAATTTACATTGTTCAAGGAAGTTCATAGCCATATTATACCCCCTCTATTGACAGAAGTCAATCCATTTATTTAGGGATATATGGTATTGGGGACTCCATCCCCTTCTCCCAGAAGTGTAGCTCTACCTCTGGAGGGAGAATAAGACGTAACCCTTTTAATACCTTTTTATTGTCTTCATAGTGGCGTTGCACCCCTAATTCGACAATCTTGGACGCTTTGAATTTAACTACATTCTCGATATTTCGGGACTCGTTCAATAGATGGAAAGACAGGATTCGGTCTGGGTAGTTAGCCTTTAGCCAGTTGTCTGTAATTTGGTAGATACGAGTCTCAGACTTTCGGGCTGAGATAGCATGAAAGATTTCCTCTACTGGCTCAATTAACCTTTCGGCATTACTGTACCATTGATATAGGAATTCTTTCCTAGCCTTACGCTCGTCACCCTTCATCTTACCCCATTTCTTTTCAGAGGCAGGTGGCTGGGCAGCGAGTACACCATCGATATCATAGGAAACAATCATAGGAAATTCAATTTAATCTTGTCTGTATTTAAAATATACTGTTTCTGGGCAACCCAAATCTTCTCACGTTTCTCGACAGAAAGAGATGCAAACTTTTCAATAGATTCAGCTGTATCAGCTGGGAAACACCAGACCAACCCACTGTTACCTTGTGGTGCGCAGACAGGGATACCAGCGTAAACCGCATGGTAAGCACGACCAGTGCGCCAGCCAGAACGCTTATGCTTGTCATCATAGACAGCCAAACAACCATTGTACTTCTGATAGAAAGCACGACGATCTCGTTGCTGAGGATTCTCAACGATGTTCAATCCAACGTAGTCTGACCATTCAGCTTCTTTACCTGCAACCTCAAGAAAGGAAGACTTGGTATATTCTTTAAAGTGTTTAGTGCGACCACTTGGACGACCGATATAAACAACCTTCTCGATCTCACCACGATGAAACTCTGCAAACTCCATACCAGCTGCCATTGGTAAGTCAATGGTAGTTGAGCCAACTGGACATTTTAGAATAGTGGCAACCTCACTTGGAACTGCAGCATTGGCTGCGATAGTCCAGCGTGACCAGTTTTCGTTGGGTAGCAGTTCCCACAAGAATGGTAGGTCTGGGTCGTCGTTTAGAAATACAATGTCGCCTTTATGTGCGTTGATCATCTCAACAGTCTTGTCCCAATACTTTTGATAGAACTGTAGGTTAGTTCCACCAAACTCAAGAACAAGAGTATCACACTCTTGGTACGTATCAAACGATTCGAAGCCATCGTCTTTAGTTGTATCTGTTGGTTCAGACAAAGGTACGATGCGCATCCCAGCACCTAGCACATTCTTGAAGAACGCAACTCTCTTTTCAACCCATGCACCACGGATACCGTTTTCTTTATTGGTCAAACCAATTTTACCTGATACTCTACGGTATCCAATTTTCATTCCAGTGTTGGTAGAGTTAGCTGAGTAGAACCACTCAAGCAACCTTTCCTCGCCTAAAAATTCATGCAGTGACATGCGTTATCCTAATGAAAAATGCGCCACTCAAAAGTGGCGCTGGTTAAGTGATTCGGTATCAGACAGAAATACCGTTAGCCTTTAATTCAGCTGCGAACTCGTCTTCATCAATCACAACATCTGAAGTGTCGATGATACGTTGCAGTTGAGACTTCTCAAGTTGGGTCTGTACCTTCTTAGATACACCCTTAGAATTTGGTCCAGGGAACGCAAGCATACCACGCTCCAGTTGATTGAACTTAGACAACCAGTGTGGGTAGCCAATCTTTGGTGCACCATCAGCACGTTTGGCAAAAATTTCTTGCCAGATATGGTACATATCTTTTGACGCCAGCGTTTCGGCTGAAGCCAGTTCGGGACGGTGCTCAACGAAGGCATCGATACAACGCTTTTGACCCTTGGACAACTCAGAATATTTTAACATAATTTACCTCTCAAAGTGTAGTGTGTGTTTACAAAAAATGACAGCTGATTCACAACCGTCTAACAACTATTATACAGGAAACCTGAATAAAAGTAAAGCATTTTCTTACAAGTAGTTGCAAATTTGCAACGACCTTAAACCCTCTTAAACAGAGGGGTTTAGCTCAATCAGAATTTCGTAGATCGGGGTTTCGCCCGACTCAGAAGCCTCAAGCCACTCAGAAACGATTCGGGACGCTTCAGAAACGGTTTCACACTCTAGCGTAAAGACCGTAAAAAACTCGTCCGTAATTTTCACCTTTATCATAATCAACTCCTAAGAATAATTATTATACCCTAAAGCTGATTATTTGTAAAGCATTCCCCTACAGTTTGTAGGGTTATCCAAAGAACGATTCCAAGCTAGACTTCTCAGCCTCTGGGTGATATTTTGCAAGCATCTCTTCACCGTTTGTTTGGCTGCGTAAGTAGTCAAACCACTCATCGCTTTCCCACATACCAGCTGAGACACCATTCCACAAGGCACGTTGCTCTGGATGTTCTTTGTTCTTGCGACGTGTCTCAACAAAGTTGTAGCGAGTGTCTTCATATTCCTTTGTACCCAACTCAAGCATCTTCTCACGGAAGTAAACAACAAGAGAGATACGTTCAGAACCTTCTTCACAAACAATTGGTGTATTGCCATGCATCACTTCGTGATTGTTAATCAACAGCAAGTCACCTGGACGGACGTTAACTGCAACACGATACTCAGGTGCAATCAAATAACCACCTGTATAGCGACCATCATTTGATAGAGTCAACAAGTTTGAAAGACCAGAAGTCAAATCACCTGCATCATAATGAGCAGCAGTACGGAAAGTCTTGTTCACAGTCACAGTAGTGAATGGTGTTTCTGGAACCAAGAATGCTGGGTCAATCTTAGAAGCTGCTTCCATTTGATTTCGATAACGCATAGGCATCATCTCTTCAAATGCTTTAGACAAACGCTGTAAGAATGGGTATGACATTTTGAACTTGTCAAAGTAGTCACGTGTATAAGAAGTCGCACGACCAAATGGGATACGTGGGTAGCGATCGAACCAGCCAGCTACGCCAGAGTGTACAGAGTTAGCGTAAGTAGTTGCACAGATTAGATCTTTGGTGATACGTTGCGCTTCTGCTTTGGCTGCATCTTGTGATAGAGTGCGAGTTGCGTCTACCCATGTTTCAAAGTCAAACTTCTCTTTCTCTACACGTTCAATAGACCAGACGTTGGCACGGTTGGAGATAGCTTCCTTCTTACCAGCATGCTTAGCACGGATCTCATCGATAGGATCTTCACCGACCAAGTTAAGAGTTGGCTTTAGAAAGTAATCAATAACTTCATATTCATATTCCTTGACCCACTGACGATTGCCAAGAGAACCTGCACGTGGACCAGCTGCGGTGCCACGATTCTGTGTTTCTTGAGCAGCTTCACGAAGACCAATGTATGCTTGGTCTTGCATCTCTTTGCTAAAGTAGTTCTTACGAAACTTAAATACGATGCGCATCTCATCAGCACCAGTGTCATAGTTGGCTGGCATATAAACATCACAGTCTTCTTCGACTAGGATGTCATAGTGTGACTCATCAAGGAACTGCCCCAACAGGTGGGTACAGTCA